TGCTCTTCCGATCTCCAAATCAAAAAATACACCCATATTTACCTAATTTCCCAAGAAACACCTAAGCTACAGCAAATCTACCAAATCCCACCAAAGCCGCTCAACCGTCCATTATATAAGAAAAAAGTTTAAGATGCAACCCCGCCTATATCACCTCTTCACATATGAAGGTCTATTAGACCTATTATTTACACACATTCCCTCTTTGGCTTTAGAAACCGTACTGGTCAACCTCGTTTCCTGGGAACAATTTTCTCATGATTTTTAATATCTTTTTATAATCAAATCCTGGCACTGGAGTCAACTCGCCAGGATGGAGTTGTCGCGCAGGGCTATCTTTCGCCAAGCTTTTTGAGTGCGACACTCCTTTCGACTGTAATGCTCTCGCCATGGGCCCAAGCATTCGCACAAGCTCAACAACAGAACGATAGTTTTCGCTGACACTGATTTTCCCAGGCTTAAACTCGTGCTGTAGTGCCATGAAGACAAGGACCGCGTGTATCGGGTTCACATCAAACTCTGTCGCTTGAGACCTTGCTACCCAATACGTCAGCTCCTCTGCAAAATTCTCATAGTACATCACGTTCACCCCACCATAATTCTGCTGCGTCTCCAGCTCTTCCATGTGCATCGTCTCGGAGAATGCAACAGTCTCTGTGTAATCCTCACTTTCATCGCTGTCACTGTCAAACTCCACCTCCTCCCCTTCAGATAAAGTTGTGCTATCACCGACCGAGACACCACTTAGATCTAAACTCGTGTCTCCCCCTAAATCATTCCAGACACTGGTTATGTCTATTATCTGTTTTGATATCGCTTTCCTCACCAGTGCTGTCTCAAGCTCAGCCTGAGTCAGTGTCCCTTTTATCCCTGTTAAAAAGAAGTCAATTTGGCCAGTGGAAGCCAAAAATCTGATGTCAACCCCCTGGAAGATTAGGTCTCTTTTTACTTTGAGAGCCCACAGTGGGCCAGTCCGAAGGGATCTTTTCATTCTCACTACAACTCGACTCTCTTCTCCTCTAACGAGGTTTATGGTATTGTTTTCTAGGTCTCGTACAAACTCTCCTTCGACAGCTCCCTTTTCTATCTCTGTTCGAACAGAATGATCAAAGGTGACATCTGTACAGACCCAATCTCCTGGCCTCGCCTTTCCCCATTTGTAAGTGTCTCGTACTTTTATCACAGCTCTTCTCCTGTCTCCAGCTGATATCCTTACATTTATGTCTCTCCCTGCACCGCGCAGCTCTCCTCTCATCTTTCTCATGACAGTGCTAAGCTCTGTCGCCGTCTGTGCGTTTGTTGTTATTTTGATTGATTCATCATGCATTCTCAACCGACCAGCGATTTCGCCGAAGCCCATCACGACATCAAGTGGGCCTTCCCACACCCCTCTCTGTTGATCATAAACTTGCCGGATCAAGTAGACCTTTGACGTTAAGATCTGATTTTCGATGCACAGCCTGAGCCAAGCGTCATTGCCCCACCTCATGAATGCTATTGCGGCAGCCTGAAGGGTCAGCTCTGATGTGCAAGGATGATTCTTTGAGGCATCTGTAAGCCACCAATCTAGACTCCGTCCATTATACTCCAGAACCTGCATCCAGTTTTTTGTGTCGACCTTATTGGTGTCACTGAATTTCCAAACATAGACTGCAAGTTCAAGTGCCCAGATTTTAACATCTTCTTCACTTCTTTGCTGCGTCTTAACTATCCCAACCTTTTGGACCTGCTCTGGAGCGTAAGTTATTTGAAAGTTTCTGGTGTAGGATGACATGAGTATTATCCCCTTTATTATATTCTGGTTACCCACCTCAAGACCAGCCTTTGTGCTCACCACTCTCGATGTCTGCTCTTCTCTCAAGATCCGATAAGCCCTCATCATTTCTTGTGTATTTGTTGGGTCCATGTGCAATCTATCTCTTACGACAGACTTCACTTCCTCAGCTTCTCGATCGATCGTCAGTTTGTCTTTCACCAGAGCCCTGACTGCTGCTTGGCCAGCTGGTGGAGTTATTGCAAAGGCAATGATATGGCTCATTTGATTTAACATTCCTTCCCTTCTCACCTCGGTTCTGAAGAGCCCAGCGGCTCGTGCCATTCTCACTTTTGCACCAGATTTCAGTTGCAGCTGGACTCCTCTTAGCCATTCAGCCCATGCGCTAGCTGATGGAGCCATCAGTCTTGAGCTTTCAGTCAACAACATACTCTCTTCTAATGCACTAGCTCTTGCGCATTTCATAAGCTCTGACACTGTCTCTGAGAACGGCTGCCATTTTTCTGACCACTTAGTCACATCGCCTCGAACGCTGGCCATCATTTGAGCATGTAGTTGCCAGCTTGTCTGCCGGGTCATTGCGAGCTGAACATCTTTGTCATACCAAGTGGCAGCTAGATACATTGTCAGCTCTTCCCCTCCTTCTGGCCTCAAAAGCCGGTACTGTGGGTTCGCCTCTCTCCACCTCTTTGTTGCACTTTCAGAAATCCAGATCACTTTCGTCTCTTTGGGCCGATACATTTTCCATTGTATGTCATTCAAGAGACCGCCACTATCATCGGCACCATCTTCGCTTGCACGCTTTGCTAGGCATGCGAAGAGACCTAGAGACAAGGTTTTCTGAGCACTCTCAGGGAGCTCAACTACCCTTTTCAACTGCATCACTTCTACAGAACCTGTTCCGCCAAAATTCATCTCTATCACAGATGTCTGTGGGTTTCCGCCCAAGGTCAATGGTATCAACGCCCCTGGTAGGCCGGTAAGCCTCTCAGGGTCGTTTGAGCCTCCCTTTGTTACACCATAAACTTTTCTGACCCTTGCTGAAGAGATCCTATAGCAAGTCTCGGCTAACTGCGCCGAAGCCGTTCGATCGAGGGTTGTCCCAGCGCTTGACATTGCAGCCATTAAGTCTTTCTTTACTCCCTTGACCGGCTGGTCAGCTACAGTTGCAAGCGCAAATTTAACGGCATCTTCGATCGGCTCGCCTCCCTCTAAGGCTAGGGAGAGGAACTCTCCTAATACGGATGAGGTCCAGGACTTTTTGAGAGACAGCTGTATCGAACCGAGTTTCATCCCTTCCTCGAAGAACCGAATCAACCATTGTGCCATCCCGATCCTTTTTATGGCCCGACCTGATTCGCTTAACTCCAAGAAATGACCATGCTCTTCCGCATCTTCTTCTTGTGGTTCAGAATAGCCAAAAATGATCAGTGAGTCATCAGAATGTATCAACCCGGACATGTAGACATGAGTCGGTGCCAACTGCCCTATTAGCTCGCTGATGACGTTTAGAGCTGCCGCACCAAATGCTGATGAAGTGAAATTTAAATTTCCCTGGAGCCAATTCCCTCTTATCTTCGCAAATCCATCTCTAAATTGCTCATCAAACTCTTTCTTTAGTTCGCTGTCTGGCATCCCATCTAATACCTCTTGGGCAGTCCCTGTTATCCCGAGGGCTGTTACTGTTATTGATTGCATTGAGCGGACAACGGCCTCTCGGACCTGTGCTGGTATCCCCCCAATTTGCTCAAACATTCGTACAAACTTAAAGGAGTTGTCTCCTGGGCTCCATTTTGTTGAGTCAGCAGAAAGAAAAAAGATTCGCCTTTTCATCGGCATTTCTTTTCCTTTCCAAAACCATGTGCTCTGCCCCGCCCCCCATTTTAGGGCCTTGACCAGCTCATCCTTTATTCTGAAGATTTTCTTTTGGCCACCAACATGGATTAGCTCATTTCTCAAGACTGCAGATATTGCCGAAGCAACACCTTCTATTATCTTCAAACGGGCCCGTGCACCATGGTCGACAATGAATATGCCTCTGTCGTTCTCTGTTCTTTGATTCTTGTTCACTAATCTCGCCACAGGCTCATCTTCAAAGGCTTCCATCGCATACTCTAGGGTTGTCTTGTCTGGGCCATATCGTTCAATGTTTATTAGTGCCTGCTCTAGCGTCACAATTGATGCCACTCTCCCATCAGCCCCGCGAGTTGTCATCGATTTTGTTGAGGTGTTTTTCTTATCTCGATAATGTGCACGGTCAACTCCCAATTTCACAATCTGACTTTTTACATTGTCAGCCTGTGCCTTTATGTATCCTGTCAAATTTGCTGCCACCAGGGTTATAAACTCTGTGCAAAAGGTTTGCTGCATTGCTTTCTCTGTTCCAGCTCGGTAGCCTCGCTGCATCTGTTTTTCTCCTCGCTCCTTTGCTAATTTCTCAAATTTTAATGACCACTCCAAAGTCTCATTGTAGATTTTCACCTTTTCGATTTTCCCATGTAGGCCTTTTGCCATGCAATTTGCAAGCCCAGTCAGTACTGACCTCCCAGTGGAAAACGCGCTACAGGTTTCATTTGTTCCAAAAATTGGATATTTGCCTCTGGCGCCTAGCGAAGTTGTGTCTATCCTTCCAGCTCTGAACCTCACTTGTCTGCCTTTGGTGGTACCATTCGACATTATGGCGGCCGCTGCATAAGCACTGGTCTCATTCCAGATCCAGACTGTTAAGCAATTTGTCAATGGTCTCTGCAATATTTTAGGCATCATTTGCCCAAAACCGCTTATGTCTGCAGTGCATAGCCCGGGTAGGAACCTGGCCATATCTAGGATTCCAGAAACTCGTGCCTTCTGTGTCAAGCAAATCACACTGGCCATTGAGCAGAGCCTCCTTATCAAAGCTTCTGCCGGTAATCGCCCATCTTCTCTCCCATACATGTCAGCAAATCCCGCACCATATAGGTAAACTTTCTCCACAGCCTTTGATATCTCTTCAACTTGATGCAGGCTCAATGAGACTGGTTTTATGAGATGCCATCCGCCCTCATCTCTGGTTGTTGCCAATATGTTCTCTAGTGGGCCGTGGTAAGCACTATCGCGAACCATCTGTATAAAATTCACTCTGCCTCCTAAGTTGCTCACCGTTTTCCCGCCAAATCGAAGTACAACTAAATCACCACCACAAAACGCTGCTATGGCATGTTTTGCAGCTCTTGTTGGGCCTGACTGAGAAGTTAACCACTCTGCCACATCTCTTGCAACTTTCAGTACGTTAGCCCCTATTGTTCTTTGCCATGCCAACAGCACCCGAGATTCCATCTCACTAGCAAGAATTGCCTGGGTCTGCCGCGCTACCGGTGATGAGCCCCAGCTTTCACCTAATGCATCTTTTCTTGAGCCAACATCTATCGCCCTTGCTAGGTTCCTCATCACTCTCTCACAGTTCTCAACGCAATCTATTGTCACATCAGTCTCCCAGACTGGTATAGTCTCAATTTTCCCATCCCCAGCATATCCCTTTTTCTCTGTTTTCCCTGTCCACTTGCTTAAGAGGACTGATGCAGCAGGCGTGTGCGGTGCTTTTACACACCCAACCCTCTTGACGAGATCAGTTTTTATCCCTCCTCTTTGGAAGGCCACCCAGTCATCAGCGGAAAAGAGGGCAACTGAGCGAAGTGCACTCAATATTATTTCCCACTCGACACCTGGTGGCATCATCCGGCCAACTCCATTTGCTGCAGCCTCCAGGTCCCTCTTTCCTGTTTCATATGTGGTCCCAATTTCGCCTGTTACCCTCGCGGCACAGATGTAGCACCACATGCCTCTCTTCTCTGTCTGCCTGTATGTTTCTTTCACCTCTGAGAGAACCGCTGCCTTTGCATCAGCAAGCATTGAGATTGTCGGCTTCTCAAACCCTGTGCTTTTCAACATCTCTTCCTCCATGAAACGAAGCATATGTCCACGTATGGCAACATTTGCCCTCCCTATGTCCTCTTGCACTTGCGGCATCCCTTCCAAGGGTGGCCAGCCAAGGAAAGTCTCAACCCTTTTTCCAAACTTGTTTGAAAACAGGATCTCAAACTTTGCCAAATTCTCCGGACTTGTGATCTTTAAGCGCACTCCTCCAATCTCTTCATTTATTCGTGCCATCTCAGTTCGGACACGATCCCAATCGACATTTGCAAATTCCTCCTCTAAGTTTTCGCCATTACTGCTCGCGGAAACAACCTGGAAAGAATATTGGATCCGGAGCGCATTTGCCACCTCATGTATAGCTCTGCGGTACTTCTGATTTTTTGCTTCTCTTGAAGCCTCTGGTGTTAGGCTCACAGTCACCTCAATTATCAGCCAGCGCCCATTTTCTATTATCATTATATCTGGCGTTTTCCGCCTGAAATCTGACCAATGTTTTTCAACACCTTGCTCTTCCCAGCTTAGAGTCTCTAGTGGGCTGGTGTCAAAGTTTTCTGTCAAGAAGTCACTAAATGATCTTTCTTCATTCAGGTCAAGTCCAAGTGATCTCCTGATTTCGTTGGTTACGGCTTCATGCCTCTGGTAAAAGAGTTTATCAATCAACTCCAAAGCCACATCGGGCTCCATCTTGTCAGATCTGTAGTGTTTGCTTGTTTGTCG